ACTTTTTCCACAAATTATTAAAGATGTTGCTAGGTCTTATAATAATGCTTATATTCTTTGTGAAGTAAATGATGTTGGAGATCAAGTTGCTGCTGGATTGCATTATGATTTAGAGTACGAAAATCTCTTGATGAGTTCTATGAGAGGCAGGGCAGGTCAAGTTTTAGGACAAGGATTTTCCGGTAAGAAGGTTCAACTTGGTGTCAAAATGTCCAAGGCAACAAAGAAAGTTGGATGCCTTAATCTCAAAACACTTATTGAAGAAAATAAATTAATATTTGAAGATTTTGAAATTATCAACGAACTTACTACTTTTATTCAAAAAAATAATTCGTTTGAATGTGAAGAAGGGAGAAATGATGATTTAGTAATGTGTATGGTAATCTATGCTTGGTTGATTCTTCAAGATTATTTTAGAGAACTTACGGATCAAGATATTAGAAAAAGATTATATGAAGAACAAAAAAATCAAATAGAACAAGATATGAGTCCTTTTGGTTTTATCGTTGATGGAGTAAATGATGAAAATAGTTTTGTAGATTCTTCTGGAGACAGATGGTATACGGATGAATATGGTGATATGTCTTATATGTGGGATTATCTAAGTTAATTTCTTCTGTAAATGCAGTTTTTCATAAATATTTTTTAGATAAACTGAGATTAGGAGAAAATTAAATGGCGACTCCTCAATTATCTCCCGGTGTACTTATCCGCGAGGTTGATTTAACTGTAGGAAGAGCTGATAATGTTTTAGATAATATCGGGGCGATTGCAGGACCATTTGCAATTGGACCAGTAGATGAACCTGTTGATATTACTACAGAGCAAGAGTTAATTAATGTCTTTGGAAAACCTCAAAACAAAGATGGGCAATATGAATATTGGATGAGTGCATCATCATTCCTCTCATATGGTGGTGTTTTAAAAGTAGTAAGAACTGATGGTGAAAATTTAGTTAATGCAAATGCCATTAGAAATGATTCTGGCATTTCTACTGTTGGTGAACCATCATTAAAGATAAAAAATTTCCAAGATTATCAGTCCAATTATGCCGATGATCTTGCAAACTATATTTTTACAGCAAAGCATCCAGGATCTTGGGCAAATGATTTGAAGGTATGTGTTATCGATGATAAAGCCGATCAAATTATTTCTGGAGTAGAATTAGGACTAATAAAAATATTTAATAATGACGGTGCAATATCAGTAGTGGGAACATCTACTGCAATTGGAGCTAATACAGTATCTGTTGCATCAACAGGCGGTCTTAAAGCTGGGCAGTATTTAAATACTACTAATGGAATATTTGATAGAGAAACAAAAGTAATAGGAATTGCAGGAAGTGTTATAACTCTATCAGAACCCACTATTGGATCAGGAACAACAACTTTCCAATTTGGAGATATTGAAGATGAGGCATATACTCAAGAAGTACAAACTTTTGTCAATAGAATTTCTAATGTTCCAGTATTTGGATTAGATACTGAAAACGAAAGAATAACTGGAATAAGTACTTCCTTATTAGTTGGTGCTGGATCTACTATTAAAGTTGGTGATGTAGTCACTTCAAATACACCTTTAGTTATAGGATCTGAGACAACAGTAGTTGGACTTGGAACTACCGTCGTTGATGGAGTTGTTACTGGATATATTGATTTATCAAAAGATCCACTTAGGTCAATATCTGCAACATCTCTAAATTTTGGATCGATTGTCAATACCACCGAACTAAAATCAATGGTGGGATTGTCTGCCATTACACCTCTTGTTAATATTGCTTCAGCAGGAGTTGGACAAACCTCAGTATTTAATGGATATTTGAAGTCAATTATCACTGGAACAGTTGGCGATGATCAAATTGAAGTCAAAATTACTTCAATTGTTGATGAAAATGGTGTTGAAACCCCGATTGAATATGCTCAAAATAGTCAGTTGAGATCATTTAGACCAGGAGATACTTTAGATATTATTGATGATGCTGGAGAACCAATTTCATTTGTCCAATACAAAATTCCAACTTCTTCTAGTAGCGTAAAAGATTGGTATGATGAACAAGTTATTTCCTTAACAAATATTTCAATTTATTGGAAATCTATTGCCCCAAAACCAAAAACGTCTGCATACTGTGCTGATAGAAATGCCAGAAATGATGAGATGCACATTGTATTAATTGATGATACTGGGAACGTTACTGGTATTCAGGGAAGTATACTAGAAAAGCATATTGGTCTTTCAAAAGCCGTAGATGCAATTTCTGCAGTAAATTCTCCTCAAAAAATTTGGTGGAAGGATTACTTAGCATATTATTCCAATTTAGTTTATGCAGGAGATAATCCATCAGATAATCTAATTCCAACTGAACTTACTGTAAATACTGGATTTAGAGAAGGATATGAACCATTTAATGGTGATTGGAATGTTCCTGCTCAAGATATGATTTTTGATGCTCTTGGAAACGTTGTATATAATTTAAGTGGTGGTAAAGATTATGGTGAAAACAAAGGAATGATAGCAACTCTTGGAGATTTAATTACATCATATACATTATTCCTGAACCGAGATGATGTTGCACTTGACTATCTAATTATGGGACCTGGGTTGGGAAATAAATTTGAATCCCAAGCAAAGGCCGGATACTTAATTTCTTTGGCAAATCAAAGAAAAGATTGTGTTGCTGTTATTTCTCCTCATAGAGCAGACGTTGTTGATTTAACAAATGCTGATAGACAAACTGATAATATTATTGAGTTTTTCTCACCACTCCCATCTTCTTCATATGCAGTGTTTGATTCTGGTTACAAGTATACTTATGATAGATTTAATAACAAATTTCGATACATTCCTTGCAATGCCGATGTTGCTGGATTGATGGTAAGAACTTCAATCTTTGCGTATCCTTGGTTCTCTCCTGCTGGTCAACAAAGAGGAATTTTGAATAATGCTATTAAATTAGCATATAATCCAAATAAAGCTCAAAGAGATCAGTTGTATCCACAAAGAGTTAACGCAATTATTAATAAACCTGGAATTGGTATATTGCTTTTTGGAGACAAAACTGCCTTGGGATATGCTTCTGCATTTGACAGAATTAATGTCCGTAGATTGTTCTTAACTGTTGAGCAAGCTCTTGAAAGAACTGCTGAGGCCCAACTATTTGAATTAAATGATCAAATTACTAGGGCAAACTTTGTAAATGCTGTTGAACCATATCTTCGTCAAGTTATGGCTCAAAGAGGTGTTTATGGATTCTTCGTCCGTTGTGATGAAACTAATAACACTCCTGATGTTATTGATAACAATGAATTCAGAGCTGATATCTTCCTGAAACCTGCTAAGTCTATTAACTATGTAACCCTAACATTTGTAGCAACAAGAACTGGTGTTGCATTTGAAGAGGTTGCTGGATCAGTCTAATTTTCCAATATCTTATAACAAAAACGGAGGTTAAAATCAATGGCACATACATTATCAGATTTTAAAGCAGCATTACGTGGGGGTGGAGCAAGACCTAATTTATTTGAAGTAACTCTAACTAGTCTTCCTAGTGGAGTTGAAGTTACTGAAAATTTTAGTCTACTTTGCAAAGCAGCTGCTCTTCCAGCATCTAATGTTTCCCCAATAGATGTACCATTTAGAGGAAGAACATTTAAAGTTGCTGGAGATAGGACTTATGATCCTTGGACAATAACTGTTATTAATGACACTGGATTTGAAATAAGAAAGGCAATGGAAAAGTGGATGCAAATAATTGCCCAATATGGGGATGCAAGTGGTGCTACTGATCCCAATTCCTACATGGCAACTGCGGAAGTTAAGCAATTAACAAGAAAAGAATCATCTGGAGGCGCGACTGGTAATAGTTTAGATACTGCTGCAACATACAAATTTGTTGATGTTTTCCCAACAGCTATTTCTCAAATTGACTTATCCTTTGATACTTCAGATACTATTGAAGAATTTACAGTCGAATTCCAAGTTCAATATTGGGAACCAACTAATGGATCTGGAACTGCTAGTGGAAATGCTACTTGATATTTTTTTATAAATATATTAAGATTAAGCAGTAATTAAATAATGGCAAAACTATTTGGTTTTTCAATTGATGATTCTGATAAAAAATCCAAAAATATAGTATCCCCCGTTCCTCAAAATAATGAGGACGGGGTTGATCATTATATATCATCTGGATCAGGATTTTTTGGATCTTATGTTGATATTGAAGGGGTATATAAAACAGAATTTGATTTAATTAAAAGATATCGTGAGATGGCTCTTCATCCAGAAGTGGACAGTGCTATTGAGGATATTGTAAATGAGGCTATTGTTTCAGATACCTATGATACACCAGTTCAGATTGAACTGTCAAACTTAAATGCAAGCGATGGACTTAAAAATAAAATAAGAGAGGAGTTTAAGAACATTTTAACACTATTGGATTTTGATAAAAAATGTCATGAAATTTATAGAAACTGGTATGTTGACGGTAGATTGCATTACCATAAATTAATAGATTTCAAAAATCCCCACGAAGGTATTCAGGAACTTAGATATATTGATGCATTAAAAATTAGATATATTAGACAGAAAAAGAAAGATAAAAAGGATGTCCTTGTTAAGGTAAATTCTACAAATCAGAATCCA